AGCTGATCATCATGGGCAATGATGAGCACGCTGGGCTTTCTAAAACCCCAGTCAATCGCAATGCGCGCAGTCATGTCCTCTCTATATGACCAGCCGTCTACTATATTCTCCTCACCCCATTCAGAGTAGACCAGCCCCGAGGCTGGTTTAGGCTGATTGAGAATCATGGCTGCGCGCTCCTCTGGGGGGAGCTGCTCGGTGGCCTCAAACCATGCTTCTGATAGATTCTCTCTGTTCGCATAGCTGGTGTGCATGATGGGGGAGCACTTTGCATCCTCGGCCATGCGCACCCACCAGGCATCCATCACAGGCAGGCCACACATCACCAGCATGGGAGAGGGCCCCGAGCGCAGCCGGCCCAGCGCTTTGTAGGCCACCTCCTCGGTCATTGTCTGCGCCTCATCAATCAGGGCAATGCCAGAGGTTGCATTGATCCCCTCCAAGGGGTTGTGGCTGCTGTCTCGAGTGCCCGGCCTAAAATATGAGCGACACCACACAGATGAGCCTGTGGCGGGATCAGTCCACACTCCCTGAGTCTGCGAGAATGTCCAGCCCATGGGGCCCAGCCATTTCTCAATCTCGGGCTGCAGCACAGTACGGTAGCGCTGCGCTGTGTCAGTGATCAGGAGAGAGCTGCGGCCGGGGCGCATATTGGCAGCCCACATCAGAGCGAAGACAAGCGCTGAGGTTTTACCGCTACCCCAGCCAGCACGCACTGCGATCATGGTCTCTTGACGCAGGAGGGCTCCGATTAAATCCAGTTGTAGAGGGTTAAGCTTGATCATTTTGTGATATTGGTCACACTATTGGACATGTGATAGAAGTCACACCGAGGAGGTGTGCGTGTATAAACAGGGCTATATTAACAGAGATCTCCCCTACAGGGGCGCACCGTCCTCACCCAACCTGCGTGTGCGCGGCATCAGCGGCACATATCTGCAGGCTGGTCAGATCACCGGCAAGGAGCAAAACAACAGGCTCATTGGTTCTGCTTGGATCAGTGAGGCAGAGGAGATGCTGGCCACTGATGCATGCGTGCAGGCTAGCTGGCGAGTGCTCAAGCAGACCCTCCTTGAGGCATCATGGCGCTGGGTGCCTGGTGATGAGTCTGATGAGCTCTCTAAGGAGCTCGCACGCTATGCCAATGAGTGCTGGGGATTCGAGGGATACCCCGGCATGATGAGCACATCATGGGAGGATCAGCTCTCATATATGTGGGAATTTGCCCCCATTGGATACCGCTATTTTGAGGAGCTCTATCGCATTGCCCCCTGTGCCTCGGGCACCCCTCGAGTGTGGCTTGATAGGTTCGCAGATAGAGAGCCATCAGCTCACCTGCGGTGGGATTCTGCAGATGGTCAAAACCTCGATGGCGTGACCCAGCTGGCTCGAGGACAGAGGCAGCCTCTGCCCATCCCTGCCGACAAACTGCTCCTCCTCAACATCAATCAGACAGGCAGCAATTTTGAGGGCAGAGGCCTGCTGCGCGCTGGCTGGTGGTGGTGGAGATTCAAGCAGCGCACGTCTAACCTGATTGGGGTGGGTGTCGAGCGCTGGGCAGTGGCCACCCCTCGCATCAGCGTGAACAGATCAATGGCCGAGGAGATGGGCCTGACTGATCACGACATTGACACCATGATAGACCGAGCTGCAGCGCAGGCGCAGGCCTATGTGGCGCAAGAGCAGGCCTTTCTGGTGGATAATCCTGTGGTGTCCTTTCAGACCTATGGTGAGCAGAAGCTGGATTCTAGCCATGCGCTCGCCATCATCAGAGAGTGCGACCATCAGATTGCTCAATCATTCCTCGCACAGTTTATGCACCTGGGCATCACTGACACTGGGGCAAGGTCAGTGGGTGAGGTGCACCTGTCAGTATTCAGGCGCAGCGCGCTCAACCTCTGCGACATTGTGGCCTCTCGAGTGGGCGGCATTGATCGCAGGGCAGCTGGCACCATTGGTCGGCTCATCAAATGGAATTATGGAGAGGTCAACCCCTCGCAGCTGCCGCGCCTAGTCCATAGCGGTCTAGACTCTGATGACCTAGCAGAGAGCCTCACCTCATTGGGGCAGTTGGTACAGTTCGGTCTCATCACCCCAGAGGATGACCTAGAGCGCAGCATCAGAGAGCGCATTGGTGCAGGGGAGCTCCCAGAGGAGGCCAGCCGCAGCTACTTTGACCGCATCAGCGCAGCGAGCGCTGGGGGTGGTGGTGCGCTGGCATTGGCCGAGCGCTACCGCAAAATGCGCAAGGGGGCTGATAAATGAGCTTCAAGCGCAAATACCGGCGGCAGCTGTCTGATGACCCCAAAACGCCTGCGCCCAAAAGAGACCAGCGCACAGGCTCTGCCAAGAATGAGCCAGGCTCTGCCTCCTCCACTCGAGGGGGCATTAAGATCTCTGCAGAGGCAGAGAGGGCCCTCGAGCGCGCACGCGATGAGCACAATAAGAGATACACCGGCAGGGGGCGCAGGGTAGATATTGGCATGCTGCGCGCAGTCTATAGGCGAGGGGCTGGGGCTTTCTCTACCAGCCACAGGCCGAGCGTCACTAGCCGCAATCAATGGGCCATGGGTAGGGTCAACGCATTTCTGCGCTTGGTAGGCAAGGGTGAGCGCAAGAAGGCCTACACCACTGATGATGACCTTCTCCCATCAGGGCACCCTAACAAGAGCACGCAGGCTGTTGAGCAGCTTGCCGAGCGCTACAGCCATATTGATTTCACACCACCTGCAGGCGTGAGAAAGGCAGCTGCTCGAGCCCTCGAGGTCAGAGCCAGTAAGCCCACCTCGCAGCGGGGCATGACCCCAGTGGGGCTCGCTCGAGCGCGTGACCTATCCAACGGCAAGAGGATCAGCCCCGAGACTGCGCGGCGCATGCTGGCTTATTTCAGCCGGCATGAGGTCGATAAGCAGGGTTCCTCTTGGGATGAGCAGGGCAAAGGCTGGCAAGCGTGGCAGGGCTGGGGAGGTGACCCCGGCTTTTCATGGGCTAGAAAATTGGTGAGGCAAATGAACGCAGCAGATAAAGAGCAGCTCAATGAGCGCGTGCGCGCATTTTCAGAGGCCACCCCTTTTGACCTCGATGGGCTCACTGTAGTCATCGAGGATGGGCAGCGCTTAGGCCGGCCGTTTGTCACATTGGCAGCAGGCAAGGTCAGTTCTCGCATGAGTGGTGAGCTCATCACAGAGGTGACACCCGAGCACCTAGCAGAGCTGAAAAGGGTCTTCGACTCACGCGCAGCCAATGACCCTGTGATCATTGATTGGAATCATCAGAGCATCCCCAACGCCGGGCTCAATACCCCAGAGACTGGGGGAGCTCTTGGCGAGGTTGTAGCGCTGCGCCTCTCTGATGATGGCAGGCAGCTCATCGCTGTGCCTGCCTACAATGCCCGAGGCCTCGAGGTTGTTGAGGCTGCAGGGGGCACACTCTGGAGCTCGCCTGAGTTCATTTTGGGTGAGGTATTCGCCAGAGAGAGCGGTGAGCGCACAGGTGGCGCTCAACTGCTCGCAATCACGTTAACACCACGACCCCAGCAGGCTGCGTCTTCTGTGGGGCGTGTCACTCTCTCGGAGGAATCCAACATGGATTTAGAGAATCTAGAGGGGCTCGAGAATGAGCAGCTCATCTCAATGCTGCGGCAGAAAGATGCTTTGGTCAAGGAGCTCGAGGGCCGCCTCAAGGCAATGGCTGAAGAGGATGAGAAAGAGGAGCTGGCAGAGGTCTCTGATGAGGAGAAGCTGGCTGAAGAGGATGAGGAGAAGAAGCAGATGGGTGAGTATCGCAACCTCACAGAGCGCCTCACAGCTGACAACAGCCAGCAGGCTGCCACCATTGCCCAGCTGTCAGAGCAGGTCGCACGCCTCGAGAAGGCCGAGCGCACTGCTCGCATGAACGCAGAGATTGATCAGCTCACGCACAGCGGCCGCATCAGCCCAAATGAGCGCGCCTATGCAGAGAATTTCTGGGCACTGCGTGAGAAGGGTGAGGGGCTCGCATGGGAGATGCTCACACGCCGAGGGCCAAATCAGGCCGTCAACCTGTCAGAGGTTGGCCATGGGGCCAGCGGTGAGCAGCTCAACCGAGACTCTCTCACCGAGCGCGTCAAGGAACTGGCTAAGGCAGAGTCCATTCAATTCACAGAGGCCTGGGGCCGTCTACAGCGTGAGGAGCCTGCTCTCTTCAGCAGTCTTTGGGGGTTAATCATGGGTGAGAATAATATCATTGTGACGCGCATGAGCGCTGCTGCAATCACGGCTCTGCAGCTGGTCAAATTCACCAGCGCCGGCAAGGTCACGCCAGTCACCACTGCAGGCGAGAAAGCAGACGGCATCGCACAGCGCGCTGCTGCAGGTGCTGATGAGGCTGTTGAGGTTGCTGTCTTCGGTCTCACCAAGGCAGTGGCAGGCGCAGATCTCACCGAGGGTGGCCTTGTTATGGCCAACGCATCAGGCCGAGTCATTGACTACGTGGCAAGCGGTGCAGGCGATAACGAATACGCCATTGGGCGATGGCTCCCAAATGTCAACCACACCACCACTGCAGACGGCCAAGAGGTGTTCATCCTCTTCACCGGTGCCTCTGAATTTGGGGCCTAAGGAGTAAGTTATGGCACGCGCATCATATAGCGGGTTGCACCCGGTAGATAATATCCTCTCCAATGTCCTCAATGAGGCTATCCCCAGTGATATGCAGCTCATTGCAGACAAGGTCTTTGAGCCTGTTCAGGTCACCGAGCGCAGCGGCACCATTCTCAGCGAGGAGAGCCGCAGCTTCATGGGTGAGCCAGGTGCAGACAGCCGGCGCGCACCCGGCGCATCACGGCAGGAGTTGAGCCACTTCAACCGCAGCTCAACCACCTTCAAATGCGAAATTCACAGCTTCGCTGACTCCATCGCAATGGAGGATATCGAGGACTCGCAATACCCAATGAGCGAAGAGATGCGCAGCGCACGCCGAGT